ACATTGTTTGAACCGTCAATATCTGACATATCAATAGTTTTAACAAGTGAATTGTCGTTTAACAAACCGCAACCGAAATAAAGGTTGTCAACTGTTGTTGCAATCATATTGTTTGCTCCAAGTCCGTTAGCCATAAAAATTGGAATACCGTCGTAAGTTAAACTTCCGTTTGTGTACCATTGTGTTCCTTGTGTGTTTGTTCCGTTTGCTCCTAAACCTGAAGCACCAAAACCACCCAATGCACGAACGTACAATTTAGCAATCTTTTGAGAAACATAAATTCTTAAACCTTCGTTTCCGTAAAGTGAAGCTGGAATTAAATCTACTAAACGTCCAATTTCGCCAATTACAGTTGTTGCGTCTAAAGTTGTTGTCAAAGGAGACGTAACGTCAATTACTGTTGCGTCTGCTAACATCAAAGTTTTAAATCCGTCAAATTCTCCTGCTGTTGCGTTTGCTCCGTTCCAAATTGTAGTTTCAATTTTAGCTGCTACTTTAGCTGCTACGTGTGCAATTAAGAAATCTGCAAAAGATTTAGGCAACGTTTTGAACGCTGAATAACCCATTTCTGCTGACTGCCAAGATTGAGCCAAGTCTAATTTACAAAGTTCAATGTTTACTTGAAATTCTTCTGTTGTTAATACTCTTTCAGTTAGTGTTACCTCTCCTGAAGGTGTGAAATCACAAGTTGCGTTTGCTACGATATTACCCGTTGCTACTTTTTGCATAACTTGTTTGAAAGCAACGTTTGGAAGTATTGATACTCCGCCTTGCTCTAATGTTGGTGCAGACAATAAAGCTGCTGCTAAATACTTACCCGCAAACTCACCTGCGTAAGTTGTAGTAATTACTGGATTTGTTCCAAATGGCATTTTGTTAAGTTTTTAAATTGTTAATATTAATTGTTTATTTTTTCTAAAATTGTGTCCATAATTGTCTTTGGTCTTTTAGAACCGTAAACAAATGTTTCTACTTCATTCGTGTTTTCTGGGTTAAATGAAATTGGCGCTATGTCTGCAAGTTCGGTTACCTCGTTTGTAACTTCGTCAACTTTCGACAACGTTTCTAATTTCGCTTTTAACTCAATATTTTCTTGTGTTAATTTTTCTATTTCTGCAAAAAATGTTTCTTTAACAATACTTTCGATTGTCTTCTTTGCGCTTGGTGTTGCTTCTGCTTCAACTTCTTCTTCTACTTCTGGAGCTTCTTCAACAACTTCTTCTTCTTTTTCTTTTACTTCAGAAATAATTCCTTCTTCAATTACTACTAAAATACGTCCGTCTTCCATTTCATATTCTCCGATTGGAACTGGTATTTTTTGTTCGTCTTCAGTTATGATAAAAACTTCTTTGTCCATTTCAAAAGCATCCGCTTCAAAAATTGTTATTCCGTCCATTAACTTCATTGTTTCCAATTTTACTTCCATTCCAAGTAAAGTTTTGATTTGATTAATTACGCTTGTTTTCATATTTCGTGTTTTGTTTGTTTATTTTAAATATCGTCTCCACCTTTTATTTGTAAAGCATTTAAAGCACTAACAACTTTAACATATTCAGTTAATTTTGCTTTTACTCTTGTTGAATTTACAGGTGATTGTACACCAATTTCTTTAGAAGCTTTGTCAATTTTATCCGCTTCTTTTACTGCTAACTCTAAATTTATAACTGCCGCTTGCATTGCTCCAATTAATTTTTGATAACTTACTGAAGCACTTTTTCTTTCATTATTCGCTTTATCTATTCGAGCATTAAATTCGTCAATTAAACCTAAATTAACTTCGTGTTTTGCTAACTCCGTTTTATCGGATAATTTGTTGTAAACGTTTTGTAGTGTGTTCATATATGTATAATTTAATTGTTTATTATTTGTTGTATTTTTAAATTAAACTGCGCCTATTCCCTGCGCTTTTAATGTTCCGTCGCAACACTTTTTATTGTATGTTTTTCCGTCTTTACATAGACAACCGCGTATGCCACCTTTCGGACTTGTACGGCTTTTTTCTGCGTCTTTTTTCTTTTTGTCTTCCATTTTGTTATTTTTTTAGTACCTCTGTAACCCACGACTGCATTACAAAACGCAGTTCTCTGAAAAAACGTATTATACCTTCATATAAAACTAAAGTTCGTTAAATCGCATTAAAACCGTATTAAATCGCATTTCGTGTTTTGCTTGTTTTTTATACTTAACGCCCTTGTCTTGTATAAGTTTTTGCGTAATTTTTACTTGACTTTAATTTGCTATTTCGTGTTTTTGCGTGAACTCCTGCACGTTTAACTTTTGGTTTTTTAAGATGAACTTTAACGTTAGTTTGCTTCGCCATTTAAAATAATTTCTTTGATTTTGTCCATTAAAATTTCATCTTCGTTAATTAAACTCATTTCGTATTTATCCGCAAAATAACCTTCAATAGAAAATCCTTTTACTTCGCCTAATTTAACTTTGTTCCAAACTTCGTCGTTGTTTACCTTCATTGAAATCATCCAAGTTCCTTGCGGTAAATTAAAACCGTAGTTCGTGCTTTTGTCGTTCTTGCCTTCTACAATCCAACTTTCAACAACTGACATTCCATTTAACTTTTCGTTATGTTCTAAAGTTGCGTTGTTCTGGTTGCTATTCATAAAAAACAATTCACTTGCTTTTCTAACTGTTGCCTCTGAAAAGTAAATATAGTATTCTTCGTTCTTGTCGTTTTTCCTATAAATTTGTTTGTTAGGAATTAAAGCCGCACCCATTAAAATACGCTTTTCTGCGTCTACTTCTTTTAATTCTATTTCGTGTTTTTTTAGTGCTAAAAAGTCGCTTTCTATTGCTGGACTTTCTACAACTGAAACTGCGGAAATTCCGCTGTCTTCGTCTTTTTCGTCAATAATTAATTCTACTATTCGCATAACTAAATAATTAAAAGTTAAAATAATTGTTGTATTTTCTACCCGCCTAAAGTTGCGTTTTCTAATCTATTCCTATCTAACGCCTGTTGCGAAGTTACTTGTCCTGAAACAACGTAAGCTTGTATCGGTTGTTGATTAAGACTTGCTAATTGATTAAGTCCGCTTTGCCCTACAACGTTAAATTGTGGTGCTGACATTGTTGGCGCTCCGCCACCAGTATCTGCGCTTGGTGTTCCGCCACCTTCAAATTGTGAAGCTGCTATTTTTCTAATATTTAAAAGTCCAACTGCCGTTGCCCCTGCTGCTGCAATAGGTGCTAATGCTGTACCAATAACAGGAACGCTTAAAGCTGACTTATAAGCCGACATTGCTGCTGTATATGTGTCAATTGTTGTTTGCGCTATGTTTGAAGCTTTTTGAATAACAAAAGCCGTTTTCATTGCTTTTTTATTTTTACCTGCAAATAAAGTGGCTACGTCTGCAAATGCTTGGAAACTATCTTTAACTAAAGTTAATTGTCTTTGTAAAGTTGCTGCTTTTTTTTCTTCTTCTTCTTTTTCAACTTTGTCTTGTTCTTCTTTTAATTTTTTTCTTAATGCTTCTTTTAATTTTTCGTTGTCAGTTGCAAGTGCAATTTCTTTTTGGTATTGTATTCTTAATTGTTCTAACTTAAATTCGCTTTCGGTCATTGTAAGTTCTTTTAAACGCATTGCTTCATCTGAACGCGTTTGCGAACTTTTTAAATCTTTTTCCTTTTTTGATTCAGCTTCTAAATCATCATATTTTTTTGTTATTGCTAACAACGCTAAACGTTTGTCTTCTTCTAATTTAGTAACATTTAATTTTTGTTTTTTTCCGTCTTCAATTATCTTGTCATATTTTTTATTTAATGCGTCAACTTCTTTTTGTTCTTCTGTTAATTTACTAACCCTTGATTCTTCTTCTAAACTTGCAATATTTTCTTTTAATGTTTTTATACGTTCTAATTCAGTTTTTGCAGCTTCTTCGTTTTGCTGTTTAATAGCGTCGTTATGCGTTTTGTTTGCTTCTTTTAACTTCGTATTTTTGTCTGTAATTTCCTGTTGAACTTCTACTGCGTTTTTCCTTACAATATCCGCTTTATTTTTTTCGGCTGCTGCCAAGTCTTTGCGTTCTTCTGCTGAAGCTTTTCGTGCTTCGTCTACAAGTTCCCTTTGCTTTGCAATTAACTCATCGCTAACCCCTGCGTTTTTATAACTTGCTAACGTGTTCTTTTCCTTTTCGTAAGTATTTTTTGCTGTTGCTAAACTTGCTTTTTGTAATGCAACTTCTTCTTCTGCGTGTTTTAATGATAACTCCCTTAAAGCTTTTGAACTTGCACCCGCAGCTTTAGCCATTTCGTATTCGTGTCCGTTTTTTGTTTTTAACGCTTCGTTTGTTTTATTGATTGTTTTTGTTTGTTCTTTTAATGCTTCATTATTTCTTTTAATTGCTCCTTCCGCTTTTTCGTTTGCGTCTGCTGAAGCTTGAAACATTGTAATTAACTTGTAACCTACAGCTATTAAAGCAATAGTTGCCGCTATAATTGCTCCAATAGGGTTTAACGACATTGCTAAATTGTAAGCATATTGTGCTGCCGTCATTATTCTTTGAACAATTGTATTTGCTTTTAATACCGCTCCAAGTTGTTTAAATGCGTCTATGCTTTCTCCAATTGCTTGTGCGCCTGAAGCCAAAGCCATTGCTCCTTGAACTTTTAACAACGCTTTTTCTACGTCTTCGTTTTGTTTTCCAAAAACTGCCATTGCGCCTGTAACAACAGAAAACCCTGCTGCAACTCCTGTTAATGAACCGCTTAACGCCTTAAACTTTGCGTCTGGGTTAAACGCATCAGTCAA